CTACCAAACTGTAGTTCATTTCCCACAGCCTCTACCTCTTGATAAGCTCATTGTTCTTAATGAGATCCAGAGCAAGATGCAACTTAATCTTGAAAGCCGTAAAGGCGCTCTACGTCTTCTTGGTGAGGAGTTCCCAGCTGAGAAGCTTGAGGAAATTCGTACAGAACTTATTGAAGACGCTAAATCAGACGGTGCCCTTAACCTGCTTAAGGCACAAGTCAACTCAGCTATTGCATCTCTAACCGGCATTCTGCCTCAAGATGGGGGAGAACTACCTCCAGGAGCAGAGCCAGGAGATGGCACTGGTCCTGGGCCTACAGGTCAACCTGGAGTTATTACTCCGTTTGAAGCTGAGACCCTAGATCAGATGGCTTCCGAACTAGTAACGAAGGCTTATGGAACTACGATTCCTAAGAACCGCGGAGTAGACACGGAAGAGAACAAATATCCGGGGAACGGCTAAAACCTAGTTTAGGCTGACAAACCTCCGTGTATTTGCAAAGCTATACACACTCAAACAATCCGCAGGTCATCGTGGCATTAATTCGGACAACGACCTCTCAAACCTAAGGAATACTCATGTCAGAAGAAACATCTGTCGTTGATACTCCTGTAGCTACTGAAGCATTTCAAGCAGAAGTAGATGCAGCGATTCGCAACGAAACAAACGTTACACCCATCCAAACGCAATCTGGTAAGTCTTATAGTGAAGTAGATCTACAACGGGCTCGTGAGCAAGAGAAATCAAAGCTCTACCCAACGATTGATTCACTTAAGGAAGAAGTTAATCTTCTTAAGAAAGATCGCGAAGAACGACTCGCAGAGGCAGAACGTGCCCGTGCAGAGCAAGAAGCAGAAGCTCGTAAGAAAGCTGAAGCTGAGATGGATGTCCGCCAACTTCTTGAAAATAAAGAAAAAGAATGGGCGGAGAAATTGGAAGCAGAACGCTCAGAGCGTGAAAAAGCTTTCCTACTCCTAGATCGTGAGCGTCAATATTCAGAAATTACTGAATACCGCAATAGTCGTATCCAGCAGGAGCAAGACAATATTCTTCCTGAATTGCTTGATCTAATCTCCGGAAATAATCCGGAAGAGATTGAAGCCAGCATTTCAGGTCTCAAGGAGCGATCAGCTCGCATCCTTGATTCAGCGCAGGCTGCTACCCAGAGCTTGCGTCGAGAAATGACGGGGACAAGAACTACTTTGCCTCCGACCTTGGAAACCAATTCGGATCAACAACAGTTTACAGCGGATCAAATCGCCGCTATGTCGGTTGCTGACTATGCAAAATACCGTTCAAAGCTACTACCAAATGTAGGTGCGAATGGCAAGGGAATCTTCGGGTAGTAATTAAGCAGTTCAACTCAATCTAACTAAGGAGTAAAACCGACATGGCATCAGCCGTAACAGGTACCGGCAATTTAGCCGCAGCACCTACAGCGTATTCTGGCGCTAATAGCCAGCTTACACAAGCAATTCAGACCATCTGGTCTAAGGAAATTCTATTCCAGTCAATGCCGATCCTACGCTTCGAACAGTTCGCTGTTAAGAAGACAGAACTTGGCGTTGCTCCTGGTCTTCAGATCAACTTCATGCGTTACAACAACCTCGGCTTCGCATCAGCGCTTGTTGAAGGTGTTCGTATGTCAACAAACGCATTGACAGCTCAGCAATTCTCAATCACTGTTGCAGAACATGGTTATGCAATTGCAGTATCTGAACTACTTCTTAACGCATCATTCGATGACGTTATGGCATCAGCTTCACGTCTTCTTGGACGTAACATGGCTCTCTACCTTGATGGCCAGGCTCGCGATACTCTTATGGCTGCTTCTTCAGTCATCTACGGCTATGACCGTACAGGTATCTCAGGCGTTAACAGCTGGTACGACAATGGAACTCCTGCAACATCTCGTGCTTCTCTAACAGGTGCGTCATACTTGACAACAGCAACTGTTAAGGATGCAGTTGAGACACTTGCAACCAAGAACATTCCAAGGTTGGGCGAGACTTACGTCGCATTCGTTCACCCTCACCAGTCACGTCGTCTTCGTGACAACGCAGAATTCATTGAAGTAACCAAGTACGCAGCTCCAGGTAACTTCATGCTCGGTGAAATCGGTCGTCTATATGACACAGTATTCATCGAAACTACTCAGGTCCAGAAGGTTCCTGGTGGTGCAGGTTCAGGCTACTCAGCTGACTCAGCTGTAGCTGCTGGCTCAATCGTTTACCCAACTGGTGGAGGTTACACATCTCCAACAACTAAGACTGGTAACGGCGCTAATGACCGCTACTCAGCAATCTTTATTGGTGACAACGCATTCGGTCACGCTATCTCACTTCCTGTTGAACTCCGCGATGGCGGTATTCTTGACTTCGGTCGTGAGCACGCACTTGCTTGGTATGCTATTTACGGTCTTGGTCTTATCACAGATCAGTCTGTATTGATCGCAGAAACCAACTAATTTAAACTATAGGGGCTGGGCCTTGAAATCCAGCCCCTTCTAAATATTCAAGGAGAATAATAATCGTGGCAAAAGCAAAAGTAACAGATGTAACCGGCCGTCAACGCGAAGAGCTAATCAAAGCTAACGCAGAAGAGATTCAAAAGCGTGCCGAGGAAATGTCACTAGCTTCTATGGAAGCAGCGGCAAAGTTAGAAACAGAAGTTCTTGACTTGACAGTTGAGGGCAAAGCAACAGTAATTGATGAGGTAGAGGATCTAGGCGTAGACCTAGCCGACGAATCAGAAGTTATTCGTGTTGCTGAAGACCTAGATTTTGTGACTATTGGCGTCGGAAACCATTTCAGTTTCAAGGCCGGACAGAAGTATAAGGTCGCGAAGCATGTAGCAGCACATTTGCGCGAAAAAGGTTATCTATACGACCGCGCCTAGTACACACTAGATCGCTCACTCCGACGACTGCCCTCTTGTCGGAGTGAGCCCTTTTTGTTTTTAGCCTGAATATAACTGCGTATTACAGGATGATATGCACTGAGCATAGTTGTGGAGGATAAGTGGCGACGATTAAAGTTCTCTCAAACAGACTTAGAGCTGAAATCGGTGATCTAGGTAAATCCTTTACTGACACCTTTACGGGAGATGGAACTACTAAAAGGTTTCAATTACCTTATGCCCCAGTAAATGGTATTAGCCTTAGAGTTTCCGTAAATGGGGTTGATGTATCTTCAATTACTTCTGTAGAAGAAGTTAACGGTC